AGATCCTTGATTTGAAATTGTAATAGAATCTACTTGCTGATCATTATTGATAACTATAGTACATTCCGCACCTGTTCCATCACCTTTAATTGGTACTCTTGTATATGTCCTATTCGCTGTTCCTACACCAACCCCTCTGTCAGTAATTGTAATAATTTTGATTGATCCATCAACTGCATTATCTCTGACTGCAGTATTTTCTGTACTAGTGTCCCAATTAGAGGGAACTGGCATAAAATCTGTAGACTCAAACTTTACAATATCACTTGGTTTAATCGTGTACAAATATTTCCAAATATAACCATCACCACTAGATCCTGCTGATCTTGGTTCTAAATCAGTAAATGTTGGTTCATCTAAAGAAGGTTTTCCATTTGGAGTTTCTGGAAATGTACCATTCTGAAGACAAATATAAACTCTATAGTCACTATTTAAAACATAATATAATGAAGAATATAAATTTGTTGATGCGGAAACCTTTGCTGTATTTGACCTGCTATAATCGTGACGGTACATATCATATGTTGTACCTGAAGACCAAATTCTTTTTTGTACAACCTGTCGTACATCACTAGAATTGATTTTCTTTAGAGCAATCATTGTGTCCCAATAATTACTCTCCTCATCAAAATTGTCTTTTGGTGAGGGAGGGGTAGTGTCCCAATCAGATTGAATATCGGTTGCATTCGGCAATCCAATAAAGGAATAGTAAGAATTGTCGGAAGTAGTAACTCCTGCCACAAAATTCTTAGCATTCAATATTCTAATTTGATCAGTTATAATTGCTGCCATTTTATGAAGTTTTTATCTATTTATCACAAATAATTTAAGTACTTCAAAGAATTAGTTCTTTTCAAAATTGTTCCTGTGCTGAGACCTGCAAATCCATTCAACGTATAGGCATTGTAGGAATTTTGTTTAGATCTAGATCCTAGGACAATTCTACCCCAACTAAATTCTCCATAAAAATTACTATATCCAATTCCAGATAGTCCATTATAATTTGAAACGCTTACAGTTACTTTTGCAACATAAGTGACTCCAAAACCAATTGCCGAAGTTTGTGCTATTGAAACAGCTGCTACTTGATACACATTATCTAAGAACGTCGATCCTATTCCAACTGTAGATCTAGAAGAATTGAGTGAGGTAACTCCCCTACCAACATTAGAATTATAAACTGTAAAATAATACCCAGTTTGAATGCCACTAATTGTTGTTAGACCAGTTATTGAAGAATTTCTAAGGAAAGAATTTTTTGGAATAACAAAGTCAAATACGATTCCAGTCGAGGCTACTCCAACAGAAGTTGTTGCTATACCAGTAATGATACCAAAATCCCCCTCATATGAAGTAACAGTGTTATCTTCAAATGTAAAGGATGGAAATTCAATCAAAACAAGAGGTGGATCAATATAAGTATAACCTGTTCCTGGAGAAGTTATAATTATTGAAGTAACAATTCCAGAAGTAATTGATGCTGATACTGATGCTCGTTGAGTAGTTCCAAGACCAACAGGATTTTCAATAGTTACAGAAGGGGTGGTTGTATATCCAACTCCACCATCAGAAATGATCAATGAAGATATTGTTCCTGCAATAGATACAATTGCTGTCGCTGCAGCCGCTACCTTAGAATCCTGAGATAATAACCTGATGTCTTTTTGGAATGATAAAGAAACATTACTTTCATTTATTGGGTTGAAGAATGGTCTAATATTATCGACATAAGCAATAGTAGAACCAATTCCAACAGATTGAATGAGATATGATGACGGATAAATTTGAGATTCATAAAGAATACGATCTTTTCCAACTCCTTTTTCATCAACAATTTTATCCTCAGTTTGTCTACACCACATCGTTGTTCTTAAAAGAGTTTCGTCATCACTATTTCCTGGTCCAAAATATGGGTTTGTACTTAATAAGTCAGTTGAATTAATACTTGTAACAGTTCTTGGATCTTCTTGTAATGTTGAACTTTGTCCGATTGATGAATCATATCCAATAACTAGTTCATCCCCAATTTTTACAGTTTCTAAAATATTTCTTTCAACAACATCAATAGAACCACTTCCCTTATAAAAAATAATTTTTGAAGTATCACCAACTTTTGGAGGTTCGGCAAATGTTATTGAACTTCCTCCAGGAAAGATGTATCCTTTTCCTGGTTCTTGAAGTATGTCATTGATAAAGACAAGAAGAGAATCCTGTACGTTAATATTAGATCCTCTTGAAGAACGTATTGAAATTAAACTTCCCAGATATGTAATTGGGAAAACAATTCTTTCCCCATCAAATAAACTGTCAAGACTATCTAATGATTGTAATTCACCAAGAGACCATCCAGTAAACTCATCTGTAAATGTATTTTGAATACTAATTTGAAATTCTCTAAAACTTGTACTAGAAGTTGTTGGAATACCAGCAATACCCGTAATTGGAATGGTTAAAATTTCTCCGGAAATATAACCATATCCAGTATTTTTTAATTCAAAATCAATGATGCTTGATCCCTGCCCAACAACTATATCAATTGTTGCCTGAGTTCCTATCCCCGATGATGAAGAAGAACTGTAAATTAATGGAATGTCTGAATATGAAAGTGGATCATCAATAAACACATACGGTGGATTGGTTCTCGTATATCCAATTCCAGGATTTGTGATTGCAATACTGACAATATGGCCGTTAGATACGGAAGCAGTTCCAATAAATTGAATATTGGGTATTCCTGTTGAAGAGGTTCCTACGCCCACTCTGACGGTTTGTACGCCCACTCTATAACCAGAACCACTATTTCCTATACTAATGGATGATATTGTTCCTGCTGCCGATACTATCGCAGTTCCGCCCGCAGAAACAAGTGTCTGATATCCAAATCCTTCAGATGAACCAACCGACACAATAATTCCACCAATTGGAAGATTTGAAGTATTTGCATCATATGCAACGGAAATTCCAGTTCCAACAAAACTGATTGATGTTATTCCAGCATTTTCTGATAAGGTGTATCCGGCAGATAAACCAGGTGCCTGGAAAATATCATTTACTAAAATAATGGCGTTTTCACTAGAAATTCCAGTTAAGTTGGACATATTTGATTTTAGTGTAAAATCTTTTTTGTTGCCGTTAAAATTGGAAGAAATATCATCAAAAATATAATTTTTATAATATGTCTCATTGGTTGTATTTGGTGTCCCCGATCTCAAGAAACTTCTGCCTTGGAAACTTGAAGATGTTGATATTCCAGTCCAATCTTGTTCATCTGGATCATCTGTAGCTATTGGAATATTTCCATATGGTGCATCGGCAAAATTGAGATTATTATCGACAATATTATAATTTCCTGATACCTTAGTAACTAAAGTTCCAGTAGAGTATCCGGCGATACTAGTTCCTAACCAAGTTCTACTAACCCCTATGGCATTAGTACTACCAATACCAACACTATTAATTCTCATAATTTCACTTCCAACTTTAATCAAATCTCCACCAAAGAATGAAGATATTCCAGTAAAATATATTGTATCATCTGTAGTATATGCATTAATTGATAAAGTCGTAGTCACAGCAGATGCAACAACAGGCGATTGAATAAGATTATCAATTGCAACTATAACTTTTGCATTTTGATTTTTTGAAGTAAATGAATGTGTAGTGCCTATACCTACACTTGTAAAGTCCAAGATTGTTGGAACTGATTTCAGAGCATCCTCAGCACTTCTTGCTAGTCTAATGCTATTATTATTTAATTTTACTGCATAAACACTTGCTGGTAATTTATCAGTTGAACCAACACTTACAAAAGTTGTAGTGCCAATACCAATTGATGTTGTACTTCCAGATCCTGCATTAGTGTAGACTAATTCTTCTCCAGTAACAAAGAAATGATTTGGTAGGGATATTGTATTTGCAGAAATATTAACTATTGAAGAATTACTTCCATCAAAAGATCTTTGGAATATTTTGTAACCCTCGTGAGTTAAATCGAATGACTTCTTAATACTTGTGTCAGTTCCATAATATGTACCATAATTTGTTTCTATTGTAGCATTATTAAAACTAATAGTATCTTTTTCGTCATCTTGGTATCTTACAGGATTAAAAAATATTTTTACTGCTACATTGATATTTG